CGAACGACGGCGTTACGCCAGCCGGGATCGACTGCTGCACGATCTTTCGCAGCATGCCAGAGCCGGAGCTGGTTGTGACGCAAGCGGTCGCCGGGCCCGTAGTGGTGTCGACGTTGATGGCGTCGGTCGCGGGCGTGGCAACGAAGTTCACGGTGTAGCCCGTCCAGGTGCCCGTGGAGAGCGTCGGAAGAGTCCCGCCGTACTCCGCTGTGAACACGATCGGATCGTTGCTGGCAAACCCGTTGGCCTTGACGGACACTAGGTTGCTCGCGGTCGGAACCTCGAACGGCAACCAGGGGAAGTTGCCCAGGAAATCCCAAGCCAGAAGATCGCCCGCGGTCAGAGCGTCGTAGAGACCCCAAGCGATGACCGTACCGAAGCCGGCGCCCGTGGCAGCCGCGTACGCTACAGCAGCGCCATTGGTCGTGGACGACGGTGCAGTGCCGCTGGCATTCGGGAACGCCGAGAACGTCAAGCTGTCGGTCGAGCCGGAAGACGCATGCAGAGCGTTGGCCGTGAGGACCAGCGCGGTTCCGACGTACGTCGAGACAGTGCCGATCGCCTGCGAGTTGGTCGTATCGTAGACGGTCATGCCAGGCACAACCCAGCCAGGGTTGGTCGTCATGGTGACGTTCGCCGAGCCGGTCGTGAACGACGCAGTAGCCGCAACGGAGCCGGCAACCTGCGTACGAGCATACGCGGTACCGGACGTCGAGACTTCGGTGAAGCCGGTGCCGGCGTCAGTACCGACCGCCGTGAACAGCGCCATGAACACAGACGGCGTGACCGGCTGCGCAATCTGTCCCGTGATGTTGTTCAGCAGATTGTCTGCCGAATAGTTCGTGAGGCCGGTCATTTCGATTCCTTACGACAGCGCGGAGATGGCGGTGTTGACCGTGGTGATGTTCGAAGACTCGGTGCCCGACGGCGTCAGCACATCGTTGACAAGATAGGTGAGCTTGGTGATGCACTCAGCAATCGCGAGTTCGACCTCGAGCATGATGCCAGGGAGATCGCACGCAGCGATTTCAGCCTGGTTCTTGCCGCCAGTCGTGAAGGTGATAGCAGTGAGGTTTGCCTTGACGCCCATGAGAGAAATTCCTTGATGTTGGGGATTGGATTAGAATGTGGTCCGCGCGCGGAACGGGTCCAGCAACTTCTTGACGTCGTTGTCGAGAGTCGTTGCCGCGAACCGCATCATCGTGGTGTCGCCGGCTGTGATCCTCTGAAGACCGCCGCTTAGATTTGATGTCTGGATTAGACCTGATGCTATCTGTGCGGCTGCGCGTGCCACCGGATCAGGTACGGTCGGATATCCTGCGACGTACTTGATGCGAACGTCGGAGTAATAGGAGAGCAGTTCACCAGCCGGCACCCAGATCTCACCGGTCGCATCCGACCAGGATGACGGCGGGATCGCGATCGGTATCCACGGCGGCGGACCGCCGAAGGACTGGATCGACGCCAACAGGTTCATGTCCTGATAGAGACCGCCGACCTGATCAGACCGGCGCCCGTAGGAGTACCGGCCAAGCATCGAGACGACGCTTACGAGCGGAAACTTGGCCACGCGAACGATTGAACGCTTACTTGGCGTGGTGCGATCTTCGCTGATGACACGACCGACGTCGGCCAGGGCGCCACTGGCGTGGCTGAACTGAACATTGCCGAGCGTGATCTGATTGGTTCCGTTGACAGCTACGATGACGCAAGCTTCTACGGCGGCCGGGTTAGCGAAGTCGAGGACAAGGACTTCACCGATGCTGTCGGCTCTGATATTTGCCGGAGTCACTGTCACGACGACATTGGTGCCAGGTGTGATGGCTGATCCAAGCTTGTATGTGAAGCTCGGCGTCATGGATGCCATGGCGCAAGGATTGCCGTTGCCGTCCTTGGTATAGATCAGACCTTCCGGTCGCTTGATCTCGGCATCGATTAGGGTCGATGCGAGTTGAGCGACTCCGGCCGGCAGAGTGGCAGGAAGGCCGAAGCCGTCGTTGACACCCTGTAGATAATTCGATCCCATATCACGCCGCGTTCAGAAGAAGCGCAAATCCAGAGATGGTTGCAGTGGACCCGCCGGTGTTGGTGATGGTGACCTTGAACGACTGGAACGGGAGTCCATCGTTTGAGTTCACAACGTTCGCGGTGGCGGCGACGAGCGTGGAAGAGATGGGCGCGCCCTGGGGAAGCGTACCAACCTTATCGACGTAACGCTGGATCGAAACTGCACCGGCCTGCGATGACAGAACAGCACAAGAGAGTGCCTTGAAGCCGTCACTCGCGATAACGTTCGACACGTAGCTACCGGCAGCAGCGATCGTCGTGGGCGGCGGAGTAGTTGCCGAGACACTCAGATCGCACTGCGCTACCGGGCCTGTGGCGACCGGCTCCCAGTATTGATCATTTATTTCGGATGAGACCTGAGGCATGTGGATTCCTTATGCGGTCAGAAGCTCGGGCAAGATCAGCCGGGACTTCTTCGCCAACTGATGTTTCACGAGATACTTCCCGATGGAGTCGGGGACATCCGCTTTGCCGAAGACGAACTCGACGTTGAATTCCAGGGGCGCGTTCTTATCGTCCACCCAATCGGATGGCATCTCACCCTGGCCCTCGAGGTGCTTGGCCGGACAGATGCTCATGATGAATGATTTTTGCTTCACGGCTTTGGCGCCGGTGGCGTAGACGTGCATGGAAACTCCTGTTTAAAGACGGGTAATAAAAAACCCCCGGTGATTTCTCACCGAGGGTGTGTTTAGACTCTGGAAGAGGCTTGTGAGGCTAATGTCCCCGAAGCGACAACTCTTCCCGAGTTATTACGGACGCAGAACCTGGACCAGGCGGTGCGCGTAAGTCGCGCCCTTCACGATCAGGTTGTCGAACACGATGCCGACGTACTGGCCCTGCAACCCGGACAGCAGACCGAGCTGGAACAGACGCGGGCTCATATTGCCGTCTCCGCCAGAGATGACGGCCATCTCGATGTCGGCCTCTGTCACGATGACAGCGTAGTAGCCCTTCAGCGCGGTCGGGACCGCCGAGAAGCCATACGCCGAGACGCCCGCCGCAGAGATCGCCGCGGACAGGAACGGATCCACAACCAAGGGGATCGGGCCGGCCTGCGTCTGGATCGCGCGAACCATCACGCCGGCAGTCACTTCGACCTTGTCGAAGGTGATCTGCGACGCCTTGGCTTCACGATCGAGATAGTCACCGAGGATCGGATCGATGTAGATCGCGGTCGGTCGGATTACGTAGGTGGTATTCGCAACCATCTGGGCGACCTGGCTCTTGATGCCGTCGATGATGGAGGCGCCGTTCACGACCTGACCCGTGGTGGTGATCTGGGTCAGAGCCGAGACGTACTGGGTCGTGGTGGGGATCGTCAGCGACGTATCGGTGCCGGTCCAAACGCCGGAAGCCGACGCCACGATGACGGAGTTCAGGATGTCCTGAATGTCCTTGGCTTCGACTGCAGCGAACTGGCCCTGCTGACGGGTAACTTCGACGTCGAACAGCGACAGGTTCGTCTGGTTGACGATCGCCTTAACGTAGGCCGAACGCTCAACACGCGCCGGACCAGTTGCGGTCGGGGTGATGTTGCGCGGATCGGTGAACGCTGCGGTCGCAATCGCGGTCTGCTCGAAGTAACGATGGGGATGACCCGTCGCAAGCTTGCGGCTGACGCGCTGAAGGAAGATCGAGTTCCGACGAATGATGTCGTAGATCTCGGATTCGTACTTGTTGATTTCGATGGCGCCGTTGCCGAGGAAATCGGCGGCGGCAGTGATCTGGTCAACGAACTTGGCGGGCTGAATGAAAGACATTGTTCTTATTCCTTTTTCGCGCTTCTTACAGAGCGCCCAAACGCGACAGCTCTTGCTTGAGCGTCATGCGTTGATCCATGTTGAGACCAGCCGCCTTGAGTGAGACGTCGAGTTCGGAGACCTTGAGCTTCGCGTCGCCCTCGGGCAGCGTGATAGACGCCCTGGCAAGCAAGCTGGTGATCATCGGGCTGACGGTTTTGCGATCGGGAGCGGCGGCAGCGGCGATAGCCTTCGCTTCAGCATCCTTGGCCTTCGTCTCCGCAGCGGCGAGCTGATCGACGAGCGGCTTGGTGGCGGCTTCGACGGCAGTCTTGACGGCTGTCTCGATCGCAAGGGTCTGCGCGGCAGCGATGCGCTGCACTTCAGCGGCCTGATCGAGTGCTTCCTTGACGGCAGCCTTGACGTCGACCACGGCGGGCGCAACGACAGTGGCTGCACCGGCTTCGATCTTGGTGAGGCGATCGCCGAAAGGCTTGAGCGCGCCGTCCAGGATTACCTTCAGTTCTTCGGGGGTCATTTTTATTTCTCCTGCTTCGGCGGATGCCGCAAGCGATGTGGTTGTGTAGGCAGCCTTGTCCTTGCGGAGAATCGCTGCGCCGGTGAAAGACAGATCGGTGATCGTGAGAATGTCGGCGCTCGGGTCTTCGATCGTCAGACGTTGCGCTTCAAAGCTGAAGCCCAGGACTTTCTTGAGATCTTTGATGAGTGCCGCCGTCTCTGGAAAATCGGCTGCGTAGATGAAGCCCTCGATCGCGATCGCGTTGCCAACGATGTTGGCTGACGTGATGATGCCAATCTTTTCCTGGGCATCGTGACCGTCGAACGAAGGAGTGAAGTTGACCGCCATACCCATCAGAGAGGAAAGTGCCCTCTCCGCTGCTCCGGCAGTGACGATGATCCGACGCCCGTGCGCGCCACCAGGGGCGCCGTCGGACGGCTGATCAAGTCGCGTCAGGATGCCAGAGAACGGCATCTTGTTCGGGTGATCTGAATTGGAGATGTTGAGCGCCATTGCCTCAAGGCTGATGGCTTTCAACTTATGCCAGTCGCTGGTGTCGACATCTAGTTCGACAGCACGAGCGATGATTAGGTGACGAGCTTCGCGCTTCTCGTCGATTGAAAGCCCTTGCGTGTTCTCGACGTTGTACCAAGAGAGCTTGGTATTGTGAGCGTCGTTGATACGAAGCTTGCGCTTGCCAGGAACTGCGAACTGATCGTCTGCGAGGGCTGCGATGCCCTTCTTGTCTAGTTTTACGTTCATGGTGGGCGAAGCCCCTTAGAGGTGGTAGGAAAGACCGATCAGGAATTCCTTGGTGTCGCCGTTTGACTTATCGATCGCGACTTTAAGGAACGGCTTGATCTCAGCCAGGCGCTGATGGATCGCGTGACGTTCGTCAGTGAAGCCATCGAGTTCAACAAGTGCGCCTGCCCATGCTTTGCGCTCGGGCTCATCCTCGTAGACGAATGGGTTCTCAAGGGACTCTGGGACCGCCAGCTTCTCAGCATCCCGACTGACGTTCTCTGCGTCAGCTTCCTTGCGAAGCTCTTCGGCTTCCAGCTCGGCCATCAATTCCTCTTCTGTCTGATCGGCCATTATGCAAGCTCCGCAAGCACGGAGACGAGAGCAGCATGATTAGCTGAGTCACCACCGCTCGACGGGTACACAGAGATGATCTGAGACATAACTACCTTGAGTTCGGCGACGTGCTGCTTTGCCAGAGACACCAGCGCGTTGACATCGATTGCCAGTGCCGACATCGCGGTCTTGGACGACGCGGTCGTTACGATCGCGTTGAGGTCCGTCATTACAGTCATATTGTGATTCCTTACGCGGCGACGACGAGAACGTCGAAGGTGCCGGCGGGCAGCGTGGTCGCGGCGAGCAGCGGCGCCAGGTTGACCGTGAAGCCGAAGGTCGTCTTCGCGGAGATCCAGGCGATGCACGCCTGATAGTTCGTCACGATGACTTGGAACGTGGGCGGTAGCGCTTCGGCGAAGGTCACGACAGTCGAGACCGTCTGGCCGGCGCCGCCGCCAATCAGGTTTGCAACTGCGAGCTGCTGGCCGAAGACCATTCGATCGGTAAAGTCCGGGGTGCTGGAACCGTCGATAACAGCAGTGACCCGCTTATTGATAGCCATGTGGCTTAATCCTTCTTGGATGTTTTGGGTTTGGTCTTAGTGGTCTTGCTGCCACTAGACAGATTCTTGTCGTCGACCTGTGCGGCGCCGCGCGCAGCCTGTATTGCGATGTCGACATCGGCCTTGAGCATGTCCGAGAATGGATTGGTGCTCGGCGGCTGGCCGCGCTTCTCTCGGTACTGGTTCGGTGTGATAGCGTTGTTCTCGTATTCTATGCCGAACACTTCAGCGAGGTTTAGCTCGTCGTCGGACTCGATGCCCTTGAAGCGAAACTCAAGCTGAGAGAAGCCGAGCTTGGCGTGAAGAGCTTCGCGAGTGATGTGCGAAGCCATCAAATGCGCGACGGGCTTAATAGCCTGCCGACGATCGCGATCCTCGGACGTCTCGGAAGTGTTGCGATTGACGTCGCGCTCGAGGCCGAGGTTCTGCGGACTGATATCGAAAGCCGTTGCCAGCTCGCGGATCAGGAATTCCTGGTACTGGAGATAGAGCCCGTCGTCGCCTTCGGGGAACAGCTTCATCACCGACGGGCCGCGGGCCTTCTCGGCGCCGGCCATGCCTGTGATCGGCATAACACCCTGGCCTTCGACCTCGTTGCGCCAGTAGCTGCGGAACGCCCCAAGCGTTTCGGCCGTAGCGCCCTCGCCGAGATCGAGCAGGATAGACGGTCGAGAGTTGGTGGCGACGTTGCCGGCGAACTCGCCGACGCCCAGGATCCTCGAAATCGTATTGAACGCGATCTCGAGCGGGCCATGACCGAACGGCGTCGCGGTCGACGGGTTCGGCCGGATGTACATCAGCTCGTCGTTGCGCAGCGGGATCATTTCTGAGTTGGACCCCGTGAAGGATCCGTAGCCGACGACTTGGACGTAACGGGCTTCGTTTAGCCCTCCGGACCAACCGGGATAGATTTGAATAGTGAGGCCGTCGACCGGCCACATCCAGAGCGGACGCAGAGGGTTTCCGCTGTCCTGCATCTCGATTGCGCCGGCGCCGAGGAGAATGTCTTCGGCTACCTGTTCGAATAGCGTTCGCGCACTATCATCACCGTTCGGATGATCGATGCAGTATGAAGCGACTTCGATCTGACGCTGCAGTTCACTGTTGGGATGCAGACCATCCGACGGTACGATCTCCCATTCCAGCATCGCGATCGGGTTCTTGATCGAATTGATGGCGCGACGCGCGTACGGATTGAGAGAGAACCACCGAAGATTCCGCGGCGTCGGTTTGTAGGCAAGCTTCTTGGCGCTTCCGATGTTGTTCTGTGGAATTAGATTCGGGAACGCTATGGTGTCGCGGTGCGGCTCCTGCTTACGCCGCCCTGGGCGACCGCCCTTGAAGATATCGAGCAGCGCCATGGTGCCTCATGCGAAAAAGAATGTTGAGGCGGAATCGCTGAGCATCAGCTCAGTGAGCGCCCAGACCATCGCGTCCAATCGGTCAGGCGAGTAGCCTGCCGTCGAGCGGTCAAAATCCTGAGTGAAGGCGCACATCTGATCTTCGAGCTGAGAGAACCCCCCAACGTGATGGACGCGGCCCTGTTCATAGAGTGCGCTGATTGGTTCGGCCCGAATGGCCTTGCCGCGCGAGGCGTGAACGCCTTTGTATGCGACGTTAGAATTGACGGCGCGGATCGTGTTCTCGATCATATCGCCGCCGTTGTTGGTCTCGCCGATGATCCGGTCACCACCCAGAGCTGCGTACATCCGGCATGCTAGGGTGGCCCATTCGTTCGGCTGAAGAACTCCGGACGTGTCCTGGAGGACGTATCCGTGTCCATCATATCCGAGACCGGCCGCGATGATTCCGGTTTCGTCGGCGTCTTCGCCGGACGTCATAGCGGGATCGATCGCGATTACGATCCTCCGGAGTGGAGGCACTTGATTAGCGTGGATACGCAATTCATCCAGCTTCTCTCGTGTCCACATGGCTCCGGGGACGTCGTCGAGCATCTCGGCGTAAATCTCTTGCTTACCGAGACGAGTGCCTTCGTATTTGCGTTTGATGGTCTCGATGAATTGCTTCGCGAGATTGTTTGCGTTCTCCAAAGTGGATCCACGCGTGATGACCGTGAACGGATCCTTGATGATGTCTTTCAACAAACCAATAGGTCTCGGCGTCGTTGACACCAACACCTGTGGATTGGATCCGAGACGAAGACCAAACTGCAATTGATCCCAGCTATCCTGCGCGTACTGCCATTTCGCCAGCTCATCGCACCATGCCGCGGAATGTTGAGGACCGCGGAGCTGGTCCGGCTCTGAGCCGTTGTAGATCGAGGCAACACATCCATTCGGCCAGGTGAGCCTTCGCTTGGAAGGCTCGTATAACGGCATGAAATCTTTGGGGTGGACCTGCAATAGGCCCGAACCTTCGGTCGACAACTTCCCGTCGCCGATCATAACGTCGCGCGCGTCTTTGGCGGTTTCGGCGATGATCGCGATGTGCGAATGCTTTCCACCAGACAGTGGCGTCGAGCCGCATGCTAGGGATCTCACCCACTCAGCGCCGGTGCGCGTCTTACCGAAACCGCGGCCGGCGAGAACTAACCACGTATTCCAGTCCATGCCATTAGGCAGCGTCTTTGGGGCGAACTGATTCTGCCGACCCCACATTTCCCAGGCGTAGGCAAAGTCGAGACGTTCTTCGTCCGACAGCTTAGCTAGGTAGTCCTCCCGGACTTCCTTCGGCCAGGTCGCCATTATCTCGCCCTTCGACGAGTTGGCTGTCAGCTTTGATTTCAGCGAAGGCGGCGCCGGGGTCGACGACGGAGAAGGTCCCGTCGATGACGGGGAGTCCTTCTTCCCCAGCAACGGGCCCAGCGAGTCGTCGTTCGATTTCGTCGAACTTGGCGGAGATTCGTTCGCCTGCACTGATGAGTTCAATTTTCACGTCCACGGTTGAATGAGTGTCGACCGGCTTGTCGAATTGACCGAGGACGTGCTTCGACAGGTGCATTGTCATATTGACAGCGGGGCCGCCCTCACCTTCCGCGTGCCGCTGCTGCAGCATCCGAAGGTTGACCTTGCCGATCTCTCGGCCACGCTCGATCGTTTCGGCGAAGACCGGATCTTCCTTGATCTTCAGACCGAAGGTGCGCGCCGACATGCCCAGGATTGCGGCCATCTCCTGGTTCGTGCATTGCATCATCGCCATGCGCTCGAGGGATGGAAGCTTCACTTCTTTTTTGGGCCGACCGACTTTCTTCGGGCCGACCTTGGCGACCGAGCGTCTCCGACGGTTCTTCTCCGCGGTGGTTAGTTTGGCGACCATCAGGCCACCAAGGATACGTCTGCAGCTTTGAAGCCGTTGCCCTTCTCGGCAGATACGAGTTCGTACCGGACGGCCTGGTCGGGGAGCAGAACGTTGAGGGACCGAACCAGTGCGGTCCTATGGACGAACACTTCGTCGCCGCCATCATCCGGAGCGATGAAGCCGAAGCCCTTTGCGTCCGAGAAGAATTTAACTTTTCCTGTAGCCACTGAGTTGGTCCTTAAAATCAACCTCGCAGTGAGTGATAGACACTTGGCCTATAACTCACGCGAAGGAACGGAAAGGACGCAAGCCTTTGGCCCCAACTTCACGAAGGGGTTATCCCGCTGCAATTCGGGGCCGGGTCTTTGGGCCGGGCTAGGCTCTGCGTCGAATGGGTTGAAGATTCCTGGGTAACTATTCGTCCAGCGACATCTTCAATGTGGATGGTAGAAGAGAACTGCCAGCGACCCACACACGGTGAGCTTTCTGATAGTCGCGACTATCAGCTATCGTTCGGTGAGAAGCGTTGCCGCCGGTCCCCGTGTAGTCCAACAGATTGTTCCATCCAGAGATGGTCTGCCTTCATCCTACGTTCCGCGCTGGATCAGTTTAGTTGGTTGCGGCGGGTCGGATTTGAACCGACGACCTTCTGGTTATGAGCCAGACGAGCTACCGGGCTGCTCCACCCCGCAATATTTTGTACTAACCGCCACCACCGGTGTCGGTGTCGCTTACCTGGGCGGACGTATCCGGATTGGCAGCCATGTCGGCGTCAAGCTCAGCCTGGGTCGGCTCGACGGGATTCATTTCGCTCGGGTCGGTGTCGCCGCCGAAGGTCGAGGGGTCTTTAGGATCGGTCATTTTGATTCTCCTGTGAGGGGTTGGTTGGATAAACGTTTGGCGTTCTTCCGAGAACGTTTCTCGATGGCCGCCTGGATGCGCTCCGCCCTGCCTGGAGCGTAGGCTCGCTTCATCGCGGCTTGGATGGCTCGGAATTGTTTGCGCGTCAGTGGGGCTGTCTGTGGCACCCTGGGCATGTTCATCGGATACATCAGCGAACAGACAGCAGTGGAGCTGGAGCCAGACAATCCTTCGAATGACCTTCGGGACCGCCCCATAGGTGCGTAGCCATGATCTGATGCAGAATGGTCAGTCGCTTAAATCCCTGATACCAACCGTACCGTTCGATGACTGCACTGGCCTCGCGTGAAGCCCGTTCGTAGGATAGTCCGCGATATTCCGGATATTCCATCATGGTCGACCTGTCTGTCTGTCTGTTACGGATAGAAGTGGATCGTCGAGATCTCGTAGAGAGCCATGATGCCGACGAAGACGATGGCACACCCGACGACGACCATGCTCTGCCAGACCCACGCGAGATCGGACGGTTTCTTATTCAAGCCAAAGTTGCGGGTCATTTGCGGAGATCCTCATAGCGCCAGGCGTATTCCGAATTCTTGTCAACGAGGAGCTGGAGTCGCGTGATCTCGTTGATGGCATCCCGACAGACAGAGGCGACGTAGTAGTGACTCTTCTCGGTGGTCGCCTGCTCGAGCAGATCGTGCAGCTTCTGAAGGATGGTCCTGACCTTGGCAGGAGGAGATGTCTCGCCGAGAAGATTTCCGATCTGGGAGTCAGTAAGTAATTTCTTTGGATCGGTCATGCGGTGGCCGGTAGCATGGCCGGCTGCCGGGGACAGCGATCGCCGCGGCACGTCTGCTCGGCAGTGGGCGGGCATATGCATCCGTAGTTGAAGGTTGGAGCCGGAAGCGGAGGCGGAGGTAGAGCCGGCAGCATCGGAGTCCCCGGCAGCGTGTAGAGCGGCGGGTTCGGATTGAGATCCCAGTTCATCGAAGTTGGGGGGTGGTCCATCGGCATGCCTACCTACTCCGCGTCTTCGTCGTCGTAGAACTCTTCCTCGTCCGGATTGGCAGGATCGAATTCGACACAGAGATCCAGGTACTGGCGGAAGCTCATCAGCCCGAGCTGGGCCAGGATCCGCGCGCCAGTCAGGAACTCCGTGATCGCCAGGTTGGAATCGTCGGTGTCTTCCGGCCAGTCGCATCCGTCCTCGCCGCAGAACGGCGTGGTCTCATCTAGTCCGCAGCGGCACATGGTTTCGCCTGTTCTGTTTTTGAAATTTTTTGGAATTTTTTTTGGAATTTTTCTGTGGCCCGAGAGGTGGACCATACCCCCGCGCGTAGAAGTGAATTTGGGTTCACGCTCTATTAGACAGGAACGAATGCTGAACGGAAGGTGAGATATACAACGATATCAATGAGATACGTTAGATATGGCGCGAGATACCGCACACATAGAAGCGTGATCTAATCGACCGACACGCCTATACCGTAAGGTATTCCTTACCGAATAGCGTAATAGGCCGTAATAACCCAATGATATCAATGCAGTGAATGCGAATAATTCGGATGACTTACGGTATAGGTGGACCGTGCCAAAGCGTCATTCCATTCGATTGAAGAGCAGATGTCACAGAGCGCCCTATCAGCGCGCCTTGCCGACGGTGCAGCGGCGCGGCGCCAATCCGCAGCTAACGCATTGAGCAGCGCGGTAATGCCGGCAACGATCATTCTATGCACCATTGACTGCAGTCCGACTCGCGTAACGAGGCGAGCGAGAAAATTGGACCAAGAATCCGAACCCTCGAGTCCGAATTAGGACCGATTTGATGGCCTATTTGCGTGAATTCTCATTGAAAATTCATGCAATCGAATAGACGCTTCAATTTCATACCGATCCGCACAAATATAAAACACGGTCTGATCACGGATTTGTGATCGATAATCCATTACGCAACTCTTGCGTATGCCTACCGAGTCAGCCTACCTACCTACTATCGAAACCGAGCCAGTAGGTAGGCAACCATGCGAACCCTCACTAACATCATTTGCGGTCGAAGCGTCGCGAGCTATTTCGCCGCGCCGACAACCCGCCAGCCAATCTTTAATGCGTCCACCAAAAAAGTAGGCGGACTTCGTTTCGTAAAGATCGGCCGCTTCTGCGTGTCGTATTGCGTCACCAAAACTTACAAGGCGGTTTGAGATGAAACCGCACTTGACGTTCACGCTGCAGTCATCAAACAAAAAAACCGGACCGATGCCGGTTTCAACATCGGACCGCAAAACCTGCCCGACAGCTTGCCCGTTCTATGATGCCGGTTGTTATGCCGCATACGGTCCGCTTGGCGGCATGTGGAAAGGCCTATCTGCGGCCGGTCCCGATAGCACTTTCAAAAACGGCAACGGAAACGTTTTGACGTTTGGCTGGCAAGCATTTCTCAAGATGGTTCACAAGCTAGATGCCAACGCTATATGGCGTCACAATCAAGCCGGCGATTTGCCGGGCGATGATAACACCATCGATGCAACGGCATTAGGCGAGCTGGTCAAGGCCAACAAAGGCAAGCGCGGCTTTACCTACACGCATAAGCCGATGGACAATGCCGCGAACGCCGCTGCAGTCGCTAAGGCCAATGCAAACGGTTTCACGATCAATCTATCTGCCGACAACATGTCGGAGGCCGACGAATTGGCCGCGCTCAACATCGGTCCTGTTGTCGTGGTGCTTTCGGACTCGATTAGCGGAAACTCAAAGCTTCACACGCCGTCCGGCCACCGTGTTGTCGTTTGCCCCGCAACCTACCGTGACGATGTTACGTGCAAGTCGTGCGGTCTTTGTCAGATAGCAACCCGAAAAACCATCGTCGGTTTTCCTGCCCATGGTGCAGCGAAGAAAAAAGCGGCCGCGATCGTGGCTGCTCTCTAACTAAACTCAACTCAACCCCAAAGGAGTCCACACCATGCAAAACGTAACAGCAGAATTAGAGGCAATGATTGACGCGCACGGACTTACTCATGTGCTCACTGGGCTATCGCTCGTTTGCGCTGAAAAGGCGGAGCACATTCGCGCCAATTGGCAGGATCGTATCACAGCCAAACCCTGGGATAAGGCGAGCAATGAGATTGAGCAATTAGCACGCAAGGTTGCTGCTCTCGGCATCTAACTAAACTCAAGCCAAAGGAACACAAAATGAAAAAGATCAAACGCGCAATCAAGTTTGCCTACCTGCTCATAGCCCTTGCGTTCTGCTCTCTGTTCAATCTCTGAAAAGGAATCGAACAATGTACACTAACAAAAATTTCAAAACGAAAAAGGCGCTCAAAGAAGCGGTTGCGCTGTATCACACGCTTTCGCCGATTGATGGACAACGTTGCCATACCGGCATTGCGTATCATCAGCCCGGCCCGTTTGGCGGTAATGAGCCAATGAACGGCACGGTATATTTCGAGGGGCCGCACTATCCCGAACCCCATCGCTGGTACGCGCAAGCGACGGTTAAAGACGGTTTGGTGATAGCAGTTAAGTGAACCTCACGAAACCGTGACTACGCAACACTTGCGTATTACGCAAAGGTTGCGTATTGTCATTTTATCGAAACGAAGGGCAAACACCATGAACGGAAAATTCACTCTCTATATTGATCAATACGGAAACAAGTTTGCAGCGCATACCGTGAAAGAATTGCGCGCCAAGGTTGGTATGGGCGGCGCTCGCGTTTCCAAAATGTACAATGACAAAAAAGACGGTCGCACCGTTCACACGGGATATGTGATCGGCCAACATTGGCTCACTGCATATCAACCCGTCGAATTGGCTGCTTAGCTTTTCGAACATGGCCCGCAGCAATGCCGGCCATGATCGAACATCTAATCTCAAACCAAGGAGTCGACTATGACCAAACTAAAATCCATGCCAACCACTATCAGCATTTCCGCGAAGTGTTCCGACATGTTTTCGTCGACGTTCCTCCAGGACGGTACGCCTGTTGCGGACTATAACGGATATGTCCCCGCGTTCTTTCCTGAGGAGCACTATGGCGATTATGTGCAGCTAGATATCGATCTCGCCACCGGGCAGATTCTCAATTGGAAGAAACCATCGTTGAAAGCTATCAACGACTCAATGAAGGAAGATTGAGCCATGGAAACCATCGTCGCCACATATGGCTCAAATCGCGAAGCAAAAGAACATGCGGATAGGCTCAACGATACCCGACAGAGCGGCGAGTCGTTTGGCTGCAAGCGAACCGTCGACGGGCGCTGGCATGTCATCCGAGTCGTTATCAATCGCCACGGTTACAACGCCGCTGCAGTCGACAACGCCATTGCGTCGTCAAACCGTCACGGTCGCAAGATTGGCAACCGTGAAGCCAGCATGATCCACGCGCTAATGAAGGGACGATAGGACTATGAAACCGACTCACATCAGATGCGCGACAATGCCCAATGGCGATATCGAAGCATCTGACATTTACCACGGCGGCACGGATCGTGTGATCGTAAATTGCCAATCCGGGAACGCTATCTATTCAACCGTCCGGCCTAGCTCCGACATGTTCCGTTGGCTCGTAACAGCAGCGCGAAAGCATGTCGCGAAATAATCTGTTCCCCTAATCCACAACCCAAGGACTCGAGTCATGAAACTTTTCACTGCAGCAATCGAACGCAAACTTATCGCCAACGGTATCGCGACCGCAGCGGCGCAATCATCTGGCAAGAATGAGCCGGACCATATGCCGCCGCTCAAGATCTTCAATCCGACAGGCGCCGCGACGTGGCTGATATCCGAAATCGTGGCGGATCAGCCCGACATGCTTTTCGGTTTGTGCGATCTCGGCATGGGCGAGCCTGAGTTAGGCTATGTGAGTCGCGCTGAGTTGGAATCGATCCGCGTTCGGTTCGGCTTGGGACTAGAGCGCGATATGCACTTCACTCCGAAGCAGACTCTTTCCGCTTATGCTAACGACGCGCGCAATTCCGGCCGGCTTATGGCCTGACTGCACTCCTGCACTCCTGCACTCCTGCACTCCTGCACTCCTGAGAGATACAGCCAGATGACACAAACCCCGTCACCGCCCGCCGCCTACCTCGAATATGAGCGCCGCTTGTATGCGGGCAAATGGTGGTTTCGCACCGCTCCCGATAAACCGTGGCAGCTTTGCCTCTAAAGCCCCTGCACTCCTGCACTCCTGCACTCCTGCACTCCTGCACTCCTGAGGAATACACCATGAAGTACACCACTGAACAACTCGAAATCATCGCGCGCCATTTCAACCTGTTCGTTGAACAGGACGATGACGGCAACGTGGTAGGCAACACTGACCCGAAAGCCGAAACCGGCTGGCGCCCTATCTATCGCGACCAATGCGAAGAGGCCTTGGCATCATGATCAAATCAAAAGACCAACTGCGCTGCACCCTGACTGCACTCCGCGGCAAATCCAAACCGATGACCGGTGAGCAATTCAAGGCAGCGATCGCTGCAGTCGGATTGTCTCAACAGCGGGCCGGAATCTTCTTTGGTGCCGCCATACGTACCGGTCAGAACTGGGCCCTAGGCGCGACGCCTATTCCGTTCCCGGTTCAGTGGTGCCTCGAATACATGGTTGAGCACGGGATGAGTGCGGACGGGTGGGAGTGATCCTGCCGTTCAATGTGGATGCCGTGCTGTTGATGGATGGAATATGCGGCGCCTGCCGCGTTCGGCGCTACATGCAGAAAGATCATGAGTAGGGCTTGAGCCAAGAAATTCACGACTGCACTCCTGTGCTATTCATGCCCTGCACTCCCTGCACTCCCTGCACTCCCTGCACTCCCTGCACTCCCTGCACTCCCTGCACTCCCTGCACTCCCTGCACTCCCTGCACTCCCTGCACTCCCTGCACTCCCTGCACTCCCCTAATAGATCGGACGTATCACTCTGCGCTGGCGCGAGCCAATTTGCGCCGTACCATCCGCATCTAGCACTGGAGTGAATTCTTTGCGATCGGCCATATCGTAATAAGCCTTATCGTCCGCAGCGAATTGAGCGCGCGCATTAGCCTCATACTCTTCCGGAGTCGCTAACCCTTGCGCCTTCCGCTTGCGCGCCATCTCTCTTGAGATCTTTCGCGTGATCTTGCCACCCTTTGCCAGGTAAGAGCCAGTAAGGATACTCAACTCGGCGCGCATTTCGGCCTTGGTGATGGTGGGCTGCATTGGGTGGACCTGTACTGTGGGACATGAAAAAACCCGCCGCGGATTTGTCCGGGGCGGGTTCGAATTGGGTGAAGAATCGCTGGTGCGTCTTGTTTTCTGACGCACTCCTCATCTCACGGATAATCTCACCTTCCATCCTTCGTGTCAATAGGTAGGTAGGTAACCCTTACCTACATGGCCAAACCATACACCTTGGCCAACGTCTCCAGGCACTCCCGGAACCGGCGACCGAAATACAATTCCCAGCTTTCGCCCTTCAGTCCACGCCTGCCTGCCACCTGTGCCATGCTAAAACCGCCTACGAGGACGTCCTGGGCGATCCTGGCTCCCTCCTCACCCATCCTACGGTCTGCCTTCGTTAGCCTACCTACCGCCTTCGCCTGGGCGTCTGTGATGCCTTCTGGCGCCAACCCTCCGGAAACGTATTCCTTTGCCGGGTCGATTGCCTTCGGACCACGCTCTGCCTTCTCCCAATCCCGCTGATAGGCCCGGCCGCCCTCGTATTGCGCGTCGTCGATGTATTTCCGCGCGTGCTGCTGCGCCAATGGGTCCGACCGAAGGCTGCGGACTACCCACACCTTGTCGCCGGGATTGACCGGCATCGGGTCGTCTATCTCGAACGTATCCACGATGGCATCCTTGGGCAGCTCGGTTGCCCTGCGATCGTGAGTCGCTGGTGCCATATCAGTTGCAGGGTTGAACGGTTTTCGAAGTTTCTTGTTTGCCTTAGCCATTAGGTCGATTCCCCTTCGTATTTCCTGATTATCTCTGCACCTGGGAAGAGCTTCTTGATCTCGCCGATTCCCTTGATGGCTTCGACGCTACCGACCATCACCGCCACCTCGTCCGGCGTCATGCAGATGACGTCCTCGCCGTGCAGCTCCTGAACCCTACCGACTATCCCCTTGTGGTGGCCGATCGCTACCTTGCATCCGGTGACCGGGTCCGAACCTAACTGGTAGGCATCGTCCGGAACGGGTTGGTTATCCCCGCCGGTATCCATGACCCTGACGGCAGCCGCATATCCGCGGCACAAGCCGGCGCCCTGGGTGGCGATGTCCTCGACGGTCCCCTTGATGCATGCCCGGTCGAAGATCTCGACCTGTTCGTGGAGCATCCGAGCCAAGGCCGGGTCCACCCTTCTCAACGCCAGATCCGTCCATCGCCGTTCGAACGTTAGGGCCGCATCGGCCACAACCGCAGTCCACCTGTTTAACTCTGTGGTTGCATCCTTTTGCGGGCCCCTCATGACAGGGTTCCGTGTTCGCCGACGCAGTGGTGCTGATGCCCCACCTGTGCGCGCGATGACAGTGCGCGCCCTATTACGCTATTACTCTCTCTATAAAGACCACTTTCTCTTACCATTTTACCTTCTTCTCTCTCTTTAGGGATTCTACGGCTAAATAAGGATTCAAGTGTCATGACAGTCATCAGAAGACAGGAATGCTAAGGTCTTCAACGACTTGACTGACGATGACACCTTCCGATGACACTTGTTTTGTAAGTGTCATTTGGGGGGGTAGTGTCATGCGCGGTGCGCGACGGTCCGCAGCGGTGCGCACGGCCTCCGAGACCCCCCGCAACTGCCGATGTTGCATGCCTTTGATGACCCCTTTTTGGAGCCATTCCGTCGAGATCTGGGTGTTCACCTGTCCCTTCGGATCGGTTGTATTTGCCGTCTTGCCCTCGAGGATCCGGCTCTCATAGCCGGCCTTGTGATGGGCCAATCCGGTCTCGTTCAGCACGATCCCGCAGTAGTAGCGGCGCCGTGCATCCCGCAGTTCCGTTGAGCTGACAGCGATCATCGGGTCCGCCATAGCGGTCAGACTCTTCCCGATCGAATCGTTGCTAGGCACGCCACGATTCTCGCCTTTGTTCTGCAGCCACCAATCTGCGAACGCCAAGCTGAAGTCTGGGCTCGAGATCTTTCGATCCATGTCATAGGTGATGCAATCCTCCATGAAGCCGGCGACCAGGTTGGAATCCTTCCGGATCTCCTCAGTGGCCTCGATCATCTCGTCTGTCATGGCAATGAATCCCCTTTTCAATGCGCGCGCAGCCCCTTCTAGTGCCCATGTGAGCAGCCCTGGCATCTCATTCGCCAGAACCAGCGACGACGGCTTGCCTACGCCCAGACGGTCCGCCTCCTTCGCCGTCCCGACTAGCTCGTCGGGAAAGAATTCCCGCTTGCACAGGATCACGATCAGCCGATTGACAATGGCCTTCGTGGCTTCTTTGAACTGCGGCGGATGATTGGTGCCCCAGAAGATCGGCGACGTAATACGGACCGACAGCATGGGCCCGTTCTTGACGTTGACGCTGATCGGCTCACCGGTGACGATGGCCTTGACCGCCGAACTAAAGTGCCACTTCCGTTGGTCGAAGGCTTCATGCAAAACCCATGGCCGCCGCTTCAGGAATCCCATCATGCCGTGCGGGCCTTCGAGTGACTCGATCGGCGTGGCATTCTGTTCACTGCCAAAGAACCCGCCGAGCACCTCGAGCAGACCGGATTTACCGAAGTTGGAGCCGCCCTGGAAGATCAGAGCCTTGGACAACTCCCGCGGCTTATTGTCGACCAAGCCGGCGCCGAGCACCTCCTGGATAACGCCAATGATCTGAGCTCGCTCATCCGGATGACGATCCGAGAAGCAATCCTCCAGCATCTGCAGCCACCATGGGCACTTCGCTTCAGGGTCGTATTTGGTCTCGATCCGCCATGTGACATAGTGCTCCGGAACGATCTCCGTCACTTCCATGGTGCGCGGATCGATCAGGCCGTTGCGGGTGGGGATGAGGCCATGGCTATCCCAGTCAACGCTCTCTCTACGCAAATGCTTCTGACGCAGGATCCAGTTGCGCGTTTCATTGACCAGCTTCAGGTTGGCTGAAATACCAAACTGATCGGCCGCGGCTTGGACTTCCGTATTTATCCAGGCGCCGATGTCCTCCGCAATCGTCCAGATGCCGTCTGCGTACATCCAGTTTTGCTTCGGAAGAAACAGTAGTCTCCGACCACTCTCATGAAGGACTCCAAGAATGGCATCGCCGATCCGCTCGAACTGGGTTTTCTCTCCGTTTGTGTCCTTTGGTTTCTTTGGTTTCGGTTCGCCCTTGGCTGCGGCTTTGGCTTGCTCGACCGTTTCTACCCTACCTGGCGCTGCCGCGGTGGCCTTCTTCGTCGGCACCTCCGAAGCCTGTTCTTTCGCTCGAGTCTCCGCGATAGGCGTGTACTTCTTGAGCCATGTGTCGCACATGCCTCGGATCGTCTTCTCTTCCTTCTGCCAGTTCCATCGCTTGCCGTAATCGCCGGCCGCCGCCTTGGTAGCTGCCAAAACCAGGCTGACCGTTTCCTCTATGGTCCGCCCGGCATTGAGCATGCTGCCGGTCACAGCCAATTGCGTGGTATGGACTGCAGCGTCGCCGCCCATCATGTAGCCCATGGCATCGAGCCGCTTCTCGACGTCGACCGACGGCTTCCATCCGCCGCCGTTCGCGATGGCATAGTCCAGATACGGATTGCTCTCGCCGGACATCTCAGACACGGTCCGGCCGCGCTCGCGTTCCTTGCGCAAGATCACCGGGGAAGTTTCAGCTAACCATTCCTCGAGATCCTCGAGGTGGTAGAGTTTTAGTTGAGTTTTTCCGGTGATATCGAACAAATCTACTGGGTGGGAAACTATAACTTCCTTATTCTCACCGCGTTTCGTGTTGTGTGTGCCCGGCAACCTCAACAGCCTTGCAATCTCACAGACCGAATGATCGCCGCCGACGAGATCCGCCAATAGCTTGAGATCCGCTTCGATACGGTCCATCTCGCCGAGCGCACCGGCCGGATTGGTGATGACCTCAGTCAGCATCCAGATGCCGTGAACGCCGTTGCCACTCCTGACCATGATGGACGGCGGATACTTCAACGTCTTGAGCTTACGTTCTACATCCTCAAGACTATCCTCAATGTCCTTCAGGTCGATGTCCGCGAATAGAAACGCGATCTCGTCGACCTGGATCTTGTTGCGTGCCTTTGATCCTGGCTTCAGCGTGCCGGCAGAATAAAACAGGCCGCGGTCGGGCCCGTCCCATTTCGCAATGAACGCCTCGATGTCCTTTACTTCGCGCGTGTCCAGCTTCCGGAACGGATGGACGCCATCGCGCTCGTTACCAAGACTGCAGAAGTGGACAGGGGAGGAAGTGCTCGGACCGAATACTGCCTTGATGAAGTCGATTGCTATTTTTGTCATGGGCATCCGGGTGTGATGGGTGTATTCAGAAAGGGCCCGCCCAGGGCGTGATGGCCCCAGGCGGGTAGTTTGGTTTCAACAGTTAGCTCCTGCAAAGATCTCGACTGTTGAAACTGGAGGGTAGAGGACTGTTCTTAGAAGCGCGGTCGCTCGGTGGTGGAGGAAGCTTCGGCTCCTCCACCATTCTTCGCATCGGCCATGCCTTGGATCTGGCGGGCCGCTTCCTTGGTGGTGTCCGCGGACTCGCTGGGCTCGACACCATCGAACTCGGCTTGATCCACCCAGCCAATGATCTTGAACTCAGGCACCTTGATCTTGCCGTAGGCCGGATCCTTGTGCTTGTAGCTGTCGACCGCCAGCGTGATGATCGGAAGCTTGCCGGGATTCATCCGACGCTTCTGGCCGAACGAAGTGACAAGCTTGGTGATCGCACCGCGACCGCCGGCCGAGTTGGTGACGAACGTGTAGAGTTCGTCATCCGTGGTGTCCTTCAGCACGAGGTATTGAGTCTCCTGCCAGACGTCCATCGGCTTGCCGTCCTTGTCGGTCGGCCATTCGGACTTGTCGTCGAAACCCAGCGTGTCGCGCTTCTGCGGACGATGGCCCTCAACAATGAGTCCCATGATGGTCTCGGCCGGCTTCTGATCTTCCCAGCGGATCCAGCCGACCAAGATGTTCGGCATGCTGGCAATGTATTTGCCGCCCGCCTCGATCTCATTGTCGCCGACCGAGTAGTCGCCCTTAGAGAACTTGAGCATCTTGCCAACGATGTTGGAAGAGTTCTCGCGCCCATAGGCCGAATACGGATCGTAGTTGTCGTCCTGAGTAGCCACAGCTCCGCCGTGACCTGAAGTGGTCATATCGTTCATTCTGCTATTTGCTTTCTTTTGTTTTCGCCGAGAGAAAAGCCTGTTCGGCGCGTATCCCAGCCGGGATGGCTGGAATTAGTTTTGCATAATGGCGGCTACCTTTTGCTGCCAGTCATGCAGTGTTCTTGCGAGAACGCGAGATACCATCCTGTGCGATTGCGTCGTGCTGGGTGAAACCGTTGGGATATCGCTTGCGAAGCTTGACGACGTTGGCCTCGATCACGTCTTCCAGGCCGACCTTCATCATGATCATCAGCATCATAAAGTAATGGAACGTATCGCCCATCTCCTCGATGACTTCGTCGCGGTTGATCTCGCGGCCATAGACCCAGTGCTTCTTCATGTGGTCGAGCACTTCGGCGCTTTCCCCAGCCAAACCGACGGCGGCATGAAGAAATCCGTCGGGACCTGAATTTTTTTCCTGAAACAGATGGTCGACGAAGGCTCTGAAGTCCACCAGCATGGAATTCATCTCGTTCTCAATCGGCATTCGCACCTCCTTTTGCTGTGGATACGGTGAAGCGATCAGTCTGATCTCCCACTTCGACAAATTGTTCGATATCGATTCCAGCCGCCTTGGCCGCGGCTTGGATTGCTTTGTTGTTGTATGTTTTTTTGCCCTTGACGCTCGACCACGACACCACGCCAGGAACTTTCCGGATGTTCTTTTCCCTCAATCGATCCTTGAGGGCCTGCTTGAGCGTGCGGAGTTTGGTTTCGTCCTTACCTACGGTCGCCTCTAACGCCGCGATCTCTCGCGCCATATCGGCAAACTCTGCAGCTAACTGGGGATCGACGTCCTTCTCAGGGTGCGTCGGGACAGAAATCCGAACCACGCCGCACGCCCCGGTGAAGGGGCAATACTCACAATCCTTGCCGCCAGAGAGATAGCCCTCGGGCTCCAGATCCTTGGCACTTGTTGCCGTCATGACCTGGGTGGCGCGAATTTTCGCAACCGCGTAAATCGCAGGATCGAACTTGATGGGGAATTCGGTAATCTGATCCCAGAAGCTTGCGTCCGTGTAGGACAGCAGCGAGTAACCTGGTTTGTAAGGAGTCAGCTCGCGGACTATGCCCATCTGAACGTGAGTCTGAAAGATGTTTATTGGCTTTGCTTCAATTAAATTTGCCCTGGGGTCGATCGTCTTGGATTCTGCCATGATGCAGTCGCCCTCGATGTCGGCAACTCCATTGTCCTTGAGGAAGTCCCGCGGCAAATCAATCAGCATGCCGTCCGGTGTTGCACTCAGGAAACCGGTCACAAACGACTGCTGATCTGGGCCAGACAGCAGCAGCTTGTCGCCGTACTTGGCCTTCATCGCTGGTGCCCAGAAGTGATTCTCCATCAGGGTGCCGCGCAGTTTGGCGCCCCAACCGTCCACGTAGTCGGAATCACGTACGACACCGAAACGAGGGTCGTTCTCGTTCTTGGTGTAATAGGTCTTCCGTATACAGCCGCCGACCTCGGACGCCCCGACGGTCTGGGTGCGATCATGGGCCCACTCGCGATCGAGAGTAGCGGCGTAGGCGTTCATGGCATCCTTGACGACGCTCATGACAAAGCCTTCGTGATTCTTGCGAGGAGATCCCGTGTGTTAGAACCATGCTGTCCAGAGTAGTCTTCCGCCACATACTCCAGTGCATCTATCACCTCTCGACGAGTCAAAGTCTCATCGAGCCGCTCTTCGTACGCGGCTGCGCGCCTGACTCGTTCATCAAAGTCCTGCTGTTCTGGTGTGCGTGTGTCTTTCTTGCTCATAGGTTTCCAACTCCTGTTAAAATCTTCCTGATCACCAGGTACGCATTAGGTGGTTCGCCCATCAGGGAGTCGTCGAACGGAGCCAGACCTGCCTCCTCCCGAAGTTTGATGATGGTGTTGTCAATCAATCGCAGCGCGTCGTTCTTGGCTCGCTGATCGGTCTCGGACAGCCACACGGAATCCTTGACGGCATCGATGAGGATGCCGGCATCGTTCAGTGTCATCTGGTCGAGGAACTTGCACAGCTTCTGGAAGTGCTCCGCGTGCGGGCCCTCCAACAGCTTCTTGCGTTCCAACACGAGCCCCTTCTGATAGAGGTTCATTTGGAGGTGCTTCTCGCGTTCGGCCCGCTCTTGAGGCGTACCGATATCAATGGTGTGCTCGGTCTTGGAACGCTCGATCAGTCTGGCTTCACGACGTGCAGCCGACTTCTCAATCGATTCGATCTGAGCCTTCGATGGTCCGTAGTCCAGGTAAGGATCTACGTCGCCTGTGGGCAGGCTCAGAAATGCGCTCCAGCCGGATGAGTGTTCGCATACACGCGATACTCATTCTCCTCATCGAGTTCCTGGCCTTCGTGGACCATGAACTCTTCTCTCAAGGCATCCCATCCGGTGAGGATGATCAGTGCCTCTTTGACACTTTTGGCCATCGCCCAGAAATGATCCAAAGCCAGAACCTTGTCGCGGAATCGTTCCTGCTCCGGAAGTAATCGCCCCTTCGCATTCTTCATCTCGAGCCAGCCGATGCGGCCATGATCGAGTGTAACGAACAGATCCGGAGTGCCGGCCTTCACGCCTTCCGCCTTCAGCTTGATGGCCACGCTCTTCTTCCTCAGGCCACCATTCGGAATCGCCCGACATTCCAACTCGGGCCGCAGACCGTATTCGAGATAGTTCATCAGGTTGACTTGTATGGTGTGTTCGGACGGTCCCTTTTCTTTAGGGGCCGTCCGCCGTTTCTTGATCAACTTCATCGAGTCACCTCAGGATGGCGGTAGTAATATCCAGCCGCCGCAGCGCCGGCTCGGATCAGCCACTCCTCGGCATTTGCGGCCCAGTTGCCGGCTTCGCCATAATCGTCAGCAGTCTGTATCTTGCTGATCGCACGCCTAGCCGCCGCGGTCGCCATCAACGCATAGAGTGCGTTGATTCTTGACGATACAGCCTTGGATGTTGCCTTCACGATCCGAATCTCCGCTGATATTCGTCCATCAGATCTTCGACCTGACTAAATTCTTCGTTGACATCGTGAACGTTATCGTAGCGAACGCCCTGAAATTCAGGACGAGCACCGTGAGCACCGTGCTTCAGTACGGCCTTGATTACCTCAGAACATTCCTCTGCAATTTTCATGCAGAGGTCGCCTTCGGTCAGTAGGGTGATCTGGTTGCGGTTCAACATGGAATCCTCCACTTGATCGCAGGACGACCGCTGTCTGTTACGCCTTGCTCTCCACTGTTTTCGACTTTACCTTTTTCAACAAGGTGCCGAAGATTGCCGGAGACCGCTTGATGCGATCTACCGATATCTTTTTCGATATCGTTGCAGGTCTTTGGAGCGACGCGGAGTGAAGCCACGATTAGCTCGTCAAGTGTGGGAGAATGCTTTGCGAAGAACTCGTATGCATCCCGTGATGTCTCCTGGTAATTTTCCATCACGGCTTCACCGTCGTCTTCTGAGCCACCCCAACCAACTCGGTCAGCTTGACCCGATCGAACTCGGCCCAAATGCTCGCCAGCCAGTGACGAACCTGGCCGCGTAACACGAAGGAAAAATTCGCCAGTTCGTCCTTTGCGTTCTTGTTGGCGACGAACTTCAGGAACGGGATCGACTCGACCTCGACCTTTTCGAACGCCATCTCGTCGAGTTTCGGGATGGTGAGTTCGACGGAATCCTTGATCTTGTTGAAGTAGGAAGCGAACGTCGCCTCATCCCATTCGAAAAAGGTGGTGTTGTTGACGTGGTTCTTGACCAAGAAATACTTGGCACCTTCCATGAAGGAAGCCGTGAGCGCGATCTCATCCAACGAAGCAATCGAGCTTCCCAGGATATGAAACACGGCCAAAGTGATCTGGCCAGACTTGGCCATATCCAAAAAGCCGATGTCCCTCAACGACGCCAGCGACGGAGAGAGCAAGCCGGCTCGCACGTCGATGAGCGTTACCGAGGGGTTCTCGGCACTCAGGGTATCGAACACCCGCATCTGACCCGGCGTCGTAGTGAGATCCACTATCTCGGTGATGTCGGAGTGAAAGCGTTTGAGCGTGCCGCGGGGGGATTCGGTATCGAACGCCCTCGTCGGGGCGTCGTTGGCTCTGAAGTAGTCTAGCAGGGCACGAGAGGTCGTGGTTTTACCCACGCCTCCCTTGTCCGCACCGACGACGATCACGACCGGTTTGGATAGTGTGATCATGATTTCATCCCTCCTGACAGCATGTATTTTTGAAGCATCTCCCCAAACCCCTCGTATATTTTGGGGGGATCGTCGTGTTGAAGCAACACGTCACCGACAGAGATGGCGAGCGCCGTAAATACGAGCGCCCCCTCAACGTCATCGCAGGCGCTGCGGATAATGCGAACGAGGTGCTTGGTCGTCCTGGTGTCCTCTGCTGTTGCCATATCACCAGCCCTCCAACTCCGCCGCGGCCTTGGTGAGGCGAGCGATCACGTCTAGATACGTGAAGACGGCAACGCCTGGCTGCATCGTATTGAGAACCTCAACCAGGAACTCGGTGACGCCGCAGACGATCTCTGCGTTGCCATAGCCTTCGCAAGTATCCGAGATGTCGTCCTGGATACATGCGACCTCGTTCTGGAATTCTTCGAAGGTCTGGGTCGAGGCATTGGGAACGTGCATATTCATGTTGATCTTCCTGTTCTGTGTTTAAACGTTGTGTTTCAGTACCGCGCTCTTCAGATCCTGCACGACCCGAGAAAGCATCTCGGAGCGTGTATCAATTGGCCATTCCTTCAGACTGTGCGCGAGCATCGCCGTCAGAGCGATCATGCAGGACCCTCGAGTCCGACCGTAAAGGCCCTGCAGGATGTAGTTGGTGAGGTCGACGGCGTCGGATTCTTCCTTAGTGCTCATCGTATCTCTTCTCCCCATGGCCCATCCGCCTCGGTGTATGGTTTTACGGGGTTGGGATATTTGAGGAGGAGCTTCACCACCTTCTCATTCAATTTCTCGAGCCAGCCTTTCGGAGGACGTGGCGGCCGATCGTCGACCCATGTGCCGTTGATCATGGCGTCACGCAGAACCACCAGACTGGCGATGGCCTTAGTAACGTGAGAGATATCGCTCTCCGGGTCGTCGTCTTCGCCTTCCCACCATGACGGCATGTGGCGAGCCATCACCGCGTCGTAGTAGACGGACGCTCTTACTCCGATGACGCGGTAGTTATGCCGGCCGTACTTTAAGGCACCTTCCAACATCGCCACGCCAAGTTCTGCCAGGACCGGCGCCGAGATGGTACTGAACGGCACCTTCTTGATGCCGAGAGCGTCCTTGGGGTTGGAAGGCTTAGTGGCTGATGGCAGATATTCGATTCCTGCCAGTGGCGTGGGATCGAGCTGACCACAGAAATCCTGCCGGCAACTCGCGCATTCATCATTCATGGGAACGTCATGAATGCATGTGGCAAACACGCTGCTCATAGGTAAATGAACTCGCGCTTCAGAAACTTCGCCAAGGCGAACTCCGGACCGCTGGCGCCGCTGCTGAACTCCCAACCAGGAAGAAAAGCGATCGTGGTGCAGCGACCATTCTCGTCGCCAAGCGCGATGAACTTGAGATCCTGATAGATGGCCACTGCGAGATCGAACTGATGTTCGGCCACGGCCATGTCCACGTTACCGGTCGGGTTGTTCAGTGAGATATCCTTGCCGTGTCGACGAATGTCATTCTCCGCCGGGCAGAACACGGCATGCCCTTCGGAGCGAAAACTCTCGCGCGCCTTGTGGAACGCCGGGAAGTTGAAGTAAGGAACCCCCCGCATCGGTCCTGCCAGATAGATATTCTTCATAGTTACGCCGCCTCTCTCTGTGATGTCGCTTCGGCGAGTCTCGCCTTTGCAACAGTGAAATAGTTCTGGTCGATCTCGATCCCGATGAAGTCGCGCCCGGTGTTTGCGCATGCGACTCCGGTCGTGCCGCTGCCCATGAACGGATCCAGCACGAGCCAGCCAGGCTCAGTCGAGTTGAGGACGTAGTGCTCCATCAGCTCGACAGGCTTTTCTGTCGGATGAGATTTGTTGCGAGGGTTGGTCGCCTCAAACGTTTGTTTGCTTCGAGGATCATTGATGGCGCGCGCCGGCGGCTTATAGAGATAGACCACCAGTTCGGTGTTCTTCATGTACCAGCGGCTCGGAGTCCGCGTGTTTTTGATCCAGAACAGCAGGCCGTGGCGCTTGAACCCCGCTGCGTCGCCGGCTTCTAGAAGCGAGGCAAGCGTCAGGTTGTTCGTCATCACGTAGGCATCACGTCCAGGCTTCAGCACGCGGTAGAGTTCAGGCATGTATTCCGACGGAGTGATGTCGTTATGCTTGAAGAGCCTGCCGTCGTTTTTGGTGAGGATTCCTCGAGGCCTGCCTCTGGCGTTCCCCTTGAAGGGTGACTCATTCGATCCGCCCGCAATCACCCTGAACGGAGGATCCGTGAGAACCAGGTCGACGCTAGAGTCCTTCACGCCCTTGATGACGTCGAGGAAATCGCCATTGAGAAGGAGATTCTTCATCCAAGCCTCCAGCCCTGGGAATTCCCAGGAAAGAGACCGTCCTCGAACGCAATCAGGTCGATGCGTGCGAGGATCTTCTTGGCGTCCGAGTCCGATAGCCGGCCACCAGGCACGATGAAGTATGAGGCGCCTTCCGGCGTCATCATCTTCATCATGCGGGTGTTGGGTTGACGGAGTAGATCCGAAGCCTTCCTCAGGCTAAGGCAACCTGCCGCCTTGGTCAGACAGAGACACCATCAACGATGGCCATAGCTTCTCGGGAGGCCGAGTGGTTACGGTCTCCACTCCCCCAAGCTATAGGCCCGACAGGGGGCTTGCCGATTCTACGATGCGTCAAGGCGTGATGCCCTGGGCAGTAGCTGCTGTCTTCTTGCTTCGGATTGTCGCAATAGACCATGTAAGACGTGTCTTCGCCGACCGGATAGGCGCAGCCGTGGAAGAAGTTCATCTTGTGGAATGGCGTGCTGCGAACTCGGACTGCAGCTTTCCGAGGTGTGAATGGCGCACTCGGAATCTCGCCATGTTGCTTTGGGGTGATTCCGGCCGCGGCTCGGACTCGTCTTTTGGAGTCTCTCTTGGCAATCCGCTTGGCCTCTTCCCTCTGTGCCAGGATCTCCGGCGTAATCTCAGGTCTAAATCCACGCGGGTTCTTGGCCAGGCCTGCTCGCTTGATTAATCCTCCGATGGCGCTCCGGGTGGCGCCGACAGCGTTGCCGGCCTCCTCATACGTGGCGCCAGCGGCTACCAGGCGAATAGCCTCGGCCCGAGTTTCTTCCGTCCACGGCGATGTGGTTGCATTACGATGTGTGGCTGACATGTTAGGCGACCACACTTAATGCGCGAGGATTATTGTCTGCAGTCGGGATCGTATCATCCGATCGAAGACTCGCGAGGAGCAAATCCACCTCTAGCTTGAGCTGTCGGATGGAGGCGATCTGAGAGTGGCCAGACTTGTCCAATCGAATCTTGGCGATCATGGTCCGCGCGCCGGCAATCTCTTTTCCGATCCGCACAGTGTAGTTGCCGCAAGTGTTGCAGTTAGTGATCATGTGTCCCCTATTTCCCCAGAACTCGTTGAACTGTGCTGACGCCCACCTTGAGCGTCTTGGCGATCTTGATCTTGCCGTATCCCTCGGCCCGTAAGCGCCTGATGTCGGCGTCGGTCGTCATGTCGGAAAACTTCCGACCGATATGCTTGCCATCTTTTTTTGCCCTAGCCTGCCCGGCCATGACCCGCTCGCGGATCATGCCGCGCTCGAACTCAGCGATGACGCCGAGCATCTGAAACATCATCCGACCGGCGACTGTCGAGGTATCCAGGCCCTGCTGATGCAGAAAAAGATCCACACCTTTGTCATGCAATGCCTGAAGGATACCGAGAAGGTCGACCAACGATCTCCCCAGGCGATCGACTGACCACGTTGCCACCATGTCGAACTCTTTCGAGTTGACGGCCTTCAACAGCGCGTCCAAACCTGGGCGCTTGTCCCTGCCCTTCGATCCTGAGATCCCTTCGTCCTGGAAAATCTTGACGATCTTCCATCCCGAGCGAGCGGAGACCTCCGTCAGTGCGAGCATCTGGTTGTCGGTCGTCTGCTCGCCCGTCGATACGCGGAGATAGAGTGCGACCCGTTTCATGATGAAGCCCTCAAATTGAGGGACCGGGGTTTCTCTCGGGTTGCGTTCCAACGGATCGCGACGAATGCGACGTTCAGGAGAAGCCAACCTGTGATGATGTAGATGATTGTCATTGCCTACCTACCTACTGATTCGGCGTGTGGGCAAATAGGTAGGCGAATCGGTAGGCAGTGTCAAACCCTATTTGACTACCACCTACCTGCCTGCTATAAATTTTTCCGTAAGGCAGGAATATTTTAAAAAAGGATGTTTGCGCAATGAACGGCGACAAGATTTTTGATCGTTGTGATGAGCTGGGACTGTCTTGGAAGGCATTATCCCTGGCCCTCAAAGACGAGAACGGTGTCCCGAGGTCTCACAACTACATACAGAAGTTCTTCAGGGAGGGCGTCGGTGGCCATGAGGGGTTCGACGAACGTGACAGCAAGACGCTGTCCCACATCCTTGGCCTACCTCTGTCGGTAGTGTCCGGTCCGGATACTAATCCACCGAATCGCAACAAGCTGCGTGACAGAGCCAAATTCAACAAAGGGCGAGAGCTTCACACATTCGATTCTTCGACGGGGACGTTTAAGCCTGTCAATCCAGTCAAGAAGTTGACTCAAATTAAATCGAAAACCAGCAAATCATTAACCCAAAAAAATTTAGTCCTCATTCAAAACAAACCTTCGTCTGATCCTCGACATAATTCACTTGACGATGTCTACCTACCGGCCCAGATCTACGGCGCGGCTGATTTGCCGGTCTACGGGACCGAGCAGGACCGCAGTGGAGGCGCTCTGATCGTGAATAAGGCTGCAGTTAAAGCGGAACAAAGACCACCGCACTTAATGAATTCTCGCAATGGGTACGGAATAATTGTTAGGGGGAACGATTCTGCTCCGAGAATAGAAAACGGGGAGACGGTCTACTTCAATCCTGATAAAGCTCCAGCAGACGGAGATACTTGTATCTTCCACAGTGGGGTTGACTGCGACTCGCTCGCCGTTATACGCAAGCTTCAGCGTTTCAGCGAAGAGACGTGGTTTGTCAGCCGGTTCTTACCAGACAGCGAAGTCATTGAACTAAAGCGAGAGGAATGGCCCGTGTGCCACGTTTGGGCCGGGTCTGAGCCGGCTAGATACTAAACAACCGTTGGATTTTTTTCGACTGGGCCCCCGACCTGTTCACGCAGGCCGGGGGTTTCGTCGTTTCGGCACCATGCTACGGGCACAGTCCTGCCACGAACTACGGTTCAACCGTCTAAAGGTTTCCTCCGCAGCGCAATATTCCTAAAGCAAACAAGATCGTGATCAACAGTCATGTTCGTCGCATACCGTAGTTTTACGGTGATTCCAACTTTCCCAAATTATTTTTGCCTGCCTACCTATTTGGTGTTGCCGAATCAAAAGTAGGTAGGTAGGTATCTCTTCGTCGGGAAGAACTCGACGAGGGGAAACAGCATCACATGGCTAAAGACCAACAGAGCATTCACCCGCGCGTCGTTGCCGGGAAGACGGTCCAACCAATCATCAATACCTGTGCGAACTCTTCGCTCCAGCGGCGAATGACTAAGCAGCTCGCCGGAATCGAGAAGCATCTCGAGAGCAATCCGCGAGATGGTTTGAGCCAGACTCGCGTCTCCACCATCCGCTCGATTTTGAAGGGTTGATGGGTGATGGAGCAGTCTCACCCTCAATACGGCGCCGGCTACTGCTGGGCCAACTTCTGCAAGATGGTCTTCTACGGCCACGCCTCTTGGCCTTCCTACTCCTACTGGATTGTGCCCGGCACGATCACCAATGAGGAGAATTTCTGATGCACGGGATCATCTCACCTAACGAACAACTTCTCACAGTTGCAGCGAATTTCATTTTAGCGGGCGGTCAGCGCGCTCAATGGGTTGGCGCGTTTGATCGCGCCGTAGAAATGTCGGGGAAGGGCCAAGACATCGATGCCGACTGCGGCCAGGTTGAATCTGCCCAACCCCGACACACAAATGAAGGTGAGGAGGCCAAGTTTAAGGTGCCGCAAGGCCAATCGATAGGTGCCTCCTCACCTTCACACCGTCTTGTCACCTTCATCGCTCGCGAACCGACTGCACAGCAACGATCAATCGGCGCCGATAATGCGAAGAAGATCGCTCTCACCGTCATGGACACCATGAAAATCGACGGTCTGTCTATTGGCGACTGGACGATCACTAATGCCCTTCGTGCCGGCAAGAATATGACTCACGAAGGTCTCGTGCTGCTCGGGGCAGCACGTAGGGCAAAGCTGAAATACGCCAACCTGCCAGGCAACACGCTACTTCGTCACGCTCTCAAACCGGCCGACATGCAGAATATTGTTCGTCGCGCCATGGAGAAGACCAATGTCTTCTGAGATCATCGACAGCATTCGTGACTGGCATCGCAAGCGTTGCTTCGCCATGGAAAACCGCAAGCGTGCGGATCTCTCGCTCGGGTCAAGTCTCCGTTCGTGGCTCGGCTGGCGCAAGGATCTTCCGGACGAGGATCGTAAGCGGATAGCGACCCAGGCTGATCAGTTGATTGATTGCGGTGAGAAACTCGCCAAGGGCAAGCCGCACGATCTGTCCGACACCGAAGAATTCCAGAACTACGGTCCTATCATCCTGGTCGCCATCAACGCGCGCAAACTGACGGATGATTTCGAGAAGATTGCGCATAAGGAAATGGAGCGTTTGGCCAAACTGCTTCCGGTCTGGTCTTCCTTTGGTGAATCCATCCGTGGGTTCGGCGCCGTGTCCCTGGCTGTCATCGTCGGTGAAGCTGGCGATCTCAACCACTACTCGTCGCATTCCAAGTTGTGGAAGCGTATGGGCCTCGCTGTGATGGACGGCGTGCGCCAGGGCGGCTTGAAGAAGACGTCAGGCAAGGATCTCTGGATCGAACACGGCTACAGCCCGATCCGTCGATCTCGGATGTGGAATATCGGCGATACGCTGATGAAGGGAAACCAGACGGGTCCGTATCGCACGGCCTATCTGGCTCGGAAAGACTACGAGCGCGAACGCGCCGTTGCCAACGGTCTGACCGTGGCGCCGGCCGCGAAGATCCCCGCGAAGACTCGAGAGCTATTTATCTCGGACGGACAGATTCATCTTCGTTCGCAGAGATACATGGAAAAACGTTTGCTGAAGCATCTTTGGCAAGCGTGGAGACGGGCCGTCCCCGGCATGCCTGAACTGGCTATGTATCCGCTGCCCGTCTCCCATCGTTACATCGATACGCCTACGGGCGCGGTGTCGGCCCTTCGCGGCTTGCCGAAAGGCCGTATTAGACGTGCCGACACCAAAAATTCAGATGCGGCGAAAGTCGCGGAGGTGGCCATTCACATTGTGCCGAAAGGCCGGACTGGTTCTGCCACCTCCAAAAACACGAATGCGGCGAAAGTCGCGGAGGTGGCCACGTCTCGACTGCCGAAAGGCCAAATGACGGATGCCACCTCCAAAAACACGAACGGGCGCAAGCCCAGGGGAGGCCAAAGCATCCATGCTCACAAGGCCGTTGGCCAGTTGCTTCCCCACCCATTGGAGACTGTCTCATGAACATGCAATTCAATCCGAACCTCCCGCACGACTTCGTCCCCTCACCTACTCCCAACTCCGCTGTTGCGCGTCGCAAGGTTCTGCATCGCGCCAACATGGACATGCGGATGAAGCTGAACGGGCTTTTCCCGATGGCGTTCCGCGGCTTCGGTCAAGCCAAGTTTCCTCTGATGGTTGGGATCTACGAGGAAGTGATCAAGGCTCATCCGCATCTCAATCGTCAGCGGACCCGAGCCGCGATCGGCAACTACGTCGGCGGGCGGACCTATCTGCGCGCCATGATCGAAGGGAACGTTCGCGTCGATCTGCACGGAGACCCGGCCGGGCTGGTGACTGCATCCGATGCGAAGTTCGCTGCCATTCGTCTGGCTCGATTGGATGCATCCTATGGATGAAGTCATTGAACTCGAAGACTCCATCACCGCTGCGCTGATATCGGGCGCCGTTCCCAACAACCTGGCCGCTGACGTTCATCTAATCCTGGCCAACGCATGGAACGGTCCGGGGAAACGCCTCAACCGGCTGCGTGAGATCGCATCCGCCATCAAGCAGGCAAATGAGATGGAAGTCATCTCATGAGCGACTTCACTCTTTCTCTTCTCATTGCGTTCATCGGTGCCTTCGTCATCGCCTGTTTAATCTAGGGGAAAACCAATGCTTTTCGGAAAACTCAATCCAGAGTTAAAATCCAAATGGCTCACCGCCCTTCGCTCCGGTGAATACGAACAGGCGCGAGGAGATCTCAGCAGAGGCAAAGGCTTCTGTTGCCTCGGCGTCCTGTGCCAGGTCGCTGGACTCGAGCTGGAGAAACAATCGTATGGCGTCACCCACGACGCCTCCAATGCTGTCGTGGTTGACGGGGTGGTCGTTGGCTACAAGCCCATCGAAGACCTTCTCGGTGGAGGGGAGGTCGGCTCTGATGCCGTGAGCGAGCTTTATTCGCGAAACGACGGCTTGCGTGAACACCACAAGCACTCCTTCGCCAAGATCGCCGACTACATCGAGGAGAAACTCTGATGGCCATGGATCCACAGAAGAAAACCGAATGGGTCGCCGCGCTCCGTTCCGGCAAGTACGAACAGTGCACCAGCCATCTGCACACAAAGAACGGCGGCGGCTACTGCTGCCTCGGCGTCCTCGCTGACATCCAGCCCGGAGTCCATTGGGCCGGGGGTAACGGATACGATGGGCGGATGGTCCCGATGATTGGCGACATTCACCTGAGTTATGGCGGTCTGGACGAGAGCACACTGAGCGGTCGCTTGAGCGCCACTTTCTCGATCGAGATGGGGATCCTGCGAGAGAGCGCCGAACTCATGGCCATGAACGATAAAGGCAAGTCCTTCGCCGAAATCGCAACCTACATCGAGGAGAAACTCTGATGCACGCTGATCGTCTCATAAAATTGGCCGAGCTGCTGGAAGCCGACGCTATCAATCCGAAGGGGATCAAGTTCGATCTCGGCGTCTGGGGAGAGGCAGAGACCGGTTCTGCCGTTAGCCTCTCTTGCGGTACTCACGCATGCGCAATGGGTCTGGCTGTGCTGTCCGGAGCCTTCGACGAGTTTGGGTTGTTTAATCGAGGGCGCAGCGGTGACGATACGAGTCTAATCATCCCGGCTATCATGGGAAAGGACTTCATGGTCACCGGATACCAAGCCGCAGGAAAGCTGTTTGAAATTCTTCACAGCGAGGCTTGTCACCTCTTCTCGCCGGACTCGTACGACCTCACCAAAGGTGCCGATGCGGAGCTGGACGTCGCAACCAGGATCCGCGAGTTCGTTGCTGATCGTCAGCCGGAGGAGGTTGCGGGGTGATGTACTGGGTGAAGTGGCCCCATGGCGGCTGGATCCTTTGGACAATCCGGTGCGGGTGGGTTCATCGAACGGATGACGAAAAGTTCAGGATGATGAACCCATGAATCAATCCGGCATCCTGAACCGGGATCTCAAGACGTCCTTCGCTCCCCCCAACGGCCACATGCCCTGCATCCTGTCAGATGGCTGCGCGCACATGGGCAAAGGTCGGTGTGAAGCTCTCGAACAATGCGGAGCAGACTACGCGCTCAACAAGGCCAGATCTCCTGACGGATACGAAGTCGAGATCCACGACAACAAGACTGCCGACGCTCTGTTACGCGCCGGCTTGATCACCAAGCACTACGTCGCAACCATGCTCATCCGAGCGATCTAACCAACCAGGAGTAACCACCACCATGAACTACTCTACTGCAGTTTTCGTCCTCAACGACAACGTTCGGGCCATCCGAGCGGCTTACGAGAAACCGGAAAACGCGCCTACTGGAAGCCCCGACGCTAACGGTGGATTCGTCTTCAAGACGCTCGACCACACCATTAAGAAGGATGATTTGGTCGTCGTTCCGACCAAAACTCGATTCGGTTTTACAATCTGCAAGGTCACCGAGATTGATGTTGCCGTCGACACCGACTCTCCGACGCAGCTCCAGTGGGTCGCCGGTGTGTTCGACAAGGCTGACCACGAGAACACCCTGGCGATGGAAGCCCAGATGATCGCCAAGATGCAGGACATCGAGAAGAACAAGAAGCGTCGCGAACTGCGTGCGGCGATGACTGCAGACGCCGAGGAAGCCAAGGTTCTGTTGGCCTCTCCAATGGCAATGGCGCCTGCGGCGTAAGAGGAACGGAGGCGCGGTCTAGCACAGGAGCCCTGGCTTCGACGAAGCGTAGTCGAAGATATCGTGTCAGACGCAGACACAGGGGTATGTAGCGCGCGTCTCTGTATCGAATAGCCGTAACCTGGTGCTCAAGACCCACAGGAGCGGCTTCGTACGGCCATGCGGCCGAGTTCGCATGGGTATGCGAACTATCCCGAGGGGCGATGACCATGGGTAAGAGCGAAGGTCATCGCCCTGACGGATGTCTAATTCACGAATAGCCGTAACCTGGTGCTTTCGACCCCACAGGAGCGGCTAAGTATAGTTCAGCTCACATGCGTTCGCTGAACAATACTTATCTTGCCTACAGCAAGAAGGTCTAAGGGGTGGTGGCCATGGGGTTTTAAAATAAAGAGGGCGAAGGCCGCCACCCTGATGATCTGTTTTATTGGAGAGAGAAGTTGAAGAAGCGATACCTAAATCCAGAAGACATCAAGGAAGTCGTGACGCTCCGTCTAGCCGGCGTCGAGGTGTCGGTGATCTCCGAGCGGTTCGGGTACTTCGATAACCGTACCATTGAGAAGGTGCTGCAACGCGAAGGCATCAAGGTTGGGCGACAGTATTCCGGGCGAACGGACAGGGTTCAATACAATGCTCAACTCTAAATGGTTCTGGCCCATCTTCTTCTTCGCGATGGGAGTCGTCTGGATGCAGTTGGTGTTGCATTGAAATGCCCGACCCACCAACGAAAAATGAATCTGAACTCGGATGGCTGGAAGCGATGCCCAAAGTGCTTCGCGGCGGTGATGGGTCAGGATTTGAGGATAGCCACGCTAGGGGTGAAGACAACCTTCGTCGTCTGCTCGGAGACGCTATCTACAACGCCGGCTATGCGTCTTCCGGTGACGTGGAGATCTGAAACTAAAACCGTCCCGGTCGGTCACCGGGTTGAAACAGGAGTCTAAAAATGAAACGTACGCTCTTCGCTCTAGCTACTCTCGCCGCTATGGCTCTTCCCGCATCCGCCGCCGATCACGTCAAGATCAAGACTCGCCTTGACCACTTGGTCGGTACGCAATGGGTCGTTGTCGTCAACTACACGCCATCCGAGATCACGTCGATCACATGCGACACCTGGACGATGCTCGGCATCGGTTCTTACAAGCAGCAGAACGACTTCACGATACCTGCGGGGCCGTCGATCGCGATCATGGATGCCAACAAGTTCGACGGCTACTGCAAGACTGCAGGATCGATTGTCGCGCACACCGATGACGGTGATGTTGTCGGTGTCCTCGATCGTGGCGCCGGTAACTGGGATGCGTCGACCAAACTGACGTTCGACGTAAAGTAACCCCCGAGGGGTGGGGGCGACCGGTCTTACAGCTCGGTGAGCGACCAGTCGCCCCGCATTCCTCCCAACCAATTCCAGAGGACCACATGCTCTCAGACGATATCCACGACAAGCTTGATCAACTTCGCCTGAAGCATTGGTCGACCTATATCGCATTCGCCATCTGGGGAACGGCGGGCTACGGCTTTACGCCATCCATCGGATCTTTCGTAACGCACTTCGGCATCATGCCACCGTTGCTGGCGTTGCTCGTCTGGCGATCCCGGCACCAAACAACTGGAGGACGCATGATCGAATTCAAGACTGCAGAGCAACTGCGGATCACCGAGGAGCGGCACGCTGCCCTCGTCAAGACGCTCGACCTGATGGAGGCCGGGAAGATCATTCATATCGATAGCGAAAATCTGAACCATATGACCGGAGAAAGCGAAACCTACACCGGTCACTTCAATATGGCCGTCTGGAACGCCACGCAGGATTGTGGAACAGCAGCCTGCATCGGCGGGACAGCCGAGCTGGTCGGTAACGTGAAGTTCAGCGGACCGGACATCCCGTCCGACCTCGAAGATCTTTTCTACGATTACTCCGGCGATCCGACTGTAGCCCAGGGAGCCGCGGCCCTTCGCAACTACCTGACGCACGGGTTAGCGTCCTGGGATCTGGTGATGGGACAATGAGAGCATCTCTGATCGAGCGCCTGGAATACATCCTTTGGATCATGAAGACGTCCAATCCGCACATGTGCGTTTGGAAGAGCGACATCGAGACATTGGAGGCGGCGATCAAGGCACTGCGTCCCGGTGTCCCATGGCCATCCCAAATTCTCGTCAAGCGTGAAGACTTCACCGAGAAGGATCACTTCGTTCTGGAGGCGGCCGAGCAACTCGGTTTCGTCAACACGGATTGCGACAGCGAGTTCTATGCGTGCAGTGATCAGTCTGTCGTGACGCTGGCTCGTCGGATCAGGAGTGCATCATGAATCCCATCATGTACGCGACCCTCTATCAGCTCTCCCAGATGTCTCCGGAGTCATTTGAGGGAGATGTCGATGCCGAGATCGTCCTGACCGAAGTCCGTCAACTCGCGCGAGATTCCATAGCCCGCGCCGAACAGATGGACAGCGGAGAGATATTCCTGCGGACTGAGATCGAGAAGCTGTTGGAGAGGACGAAGGTATGACCAACGAACCACAAGCCATCGAAGCCTACGAAACCCTGCTCGCCCGTGCCCGTAAGATAATCGGGTCGGCTCCATACTTCTCGTCGGCTCACGATGATTTCGCTCAGCTCAAGATCGATGGCGGAGAGGCTGTTCTCTCCTGGCCGGAGGTTCACAGCGGCTATTACGATTCCACCTCTATCGAGGAGCAGAGCATCTCATTTCCGGCGGATCTGTTGTCCATGTCGGACGACGACCTGATGATTTGGCAGGCAGAGAAGCGGCGTATCTACGAAGAGGCTAAACTCGCCAACCGACAAAGATCGATTCAGCAGCAGCGTAACCAAGAGATGGCGCAGTTGGCTGCCCTGAAAAGGAAGTATGAATCATCATGCTTATCCGGTTGCCGCACACAAATGACGAAAGCCACTAGATGTTGATGCGAACAAAACCAAGGGCTCTCGACCTGTGTTGCAAGGCTGGCGGCGTATCCGTCGGCTTGCATCGTGCGGGCTTCGACGTGATTGGCGTCGATATCGAACCGCAGCCGCGCTACCCGTTTGAGTTCCATCAAGCCGACGCACTGACCTATCCGCTGGACGGTTTCGACTTCGTTTGGGCCAGCCCTCACTGTCAGGGCTACACGGCTCTCAGGCACGCGCCGGGGGCCAAGGGTAAGCCGCAACAAATCCAGCAATTCCGCGCCCGGATGCCGAAAGACGCGCTGTGGGCGATCGAAAATGTCGAGGCGGCTGCATGGGATATGGAAAATCCGATCCTGCTTTGCGGGTCGATGTTTGGCCTTGGCGCGCAAAACTGCGAATTGCAACGCCACCGGCTGATTATGTCCAATTTCCCCATCCCTCAACTGGCGCACCTTCATTCTCGGCACCCCGTAATTGGGGTCTACGGCGGCCACGCGAGGCGTAGAGCGGCGTCCGCTGGCGGCCGGGGGACGCGCGACGTTTGGCGCGGAGGCCACAAGGCGGCGGCTTCCGAGGCTATGGGCATTGATTGGATGACGCTCGGCGAATTGAGCGAGGCAATCCCGCCAGCCTATGCCGAATACATTGGTCGCGCGGCTTTGGCTCATATCAAGGAGACACAAGATGCAGGGGTGTGTGCGTGAACCGGATAAGCATGTGAATCATGACCAACGAACAACAAGCCATCATCGACGGCATGGTCATGACATGGATCGGAAATCCGTATCCCGGCGGGCACGATTATGGTCCAGCCTTCCGTGTCGACTGTGAGCGCCTGGTCGAGGCCGGCAAGATCGTCGTCGCCATCGGCGCCGCCGTGACAGTGCTCCAGACTAGCCCAGAGTTGTGCGACATGCTGCACGAAATGATCGAGAACCTCAAGCAACACGTTCATGTGCTTGAGGTTGCGAACACTGTCGGCATCAGGGAATTCGCTGCAGTCCGTGCGGAGAATGATCGGCTTAATCTCCGCATCAAAGAGCTGGAGGCAGCGTGTATCTGTCTCAGAGATATGTACCCCTCATGAAAGTCTCCACGGACGACGGAAAGTACACCGTGATCCAGGACTCGACCGGAGGCATGCGCGCGCTACGGTACGGCGAGGAGTGGCGAGACTGCACCGGCGACGGGATGATTCTGACGCTTGCTCAGGATCTGCAGGATGCCCGCGCGGAGATCCAGAGGCTCAAGGATAAGATCGATGACGATCATCAATACATCTCCGGTCTAACCGCCGGAACGTTTGGATACTAATGTCGATGTATTACGATGCAGCGACGAGAGGTCCTCGACTCTACTGCGAAGTCTGCGAGGGCCGCGGAGAAATTGCCGTGAGGGTGCATGAACGTGGCGATAGAATGACCTTGGGCTTCGGTCCAACCTTCGTAGTGCCGTCGATGGTGCGGGAATCATCCCGCTCATACCCGTGTCCGGAGTGCAGGCCATGTCACAGCCGGCTTGAGGTCGTGCGGAATCAGAGCGTAATGGACATAAGCTACGCCAAGGATCCTCGTTACGTTGAAGGCATTCAGAATCATCTGGTGATGAACCTTGCCAATGCCATGAAGAACTCTGGTCAGATCCAGTTCGATTCAAGGCCGGGGCCGCACGGACTCGGTCAAGCTATGATTGCCACTGTCGGCATCGTCCCGAAGAAGGCCGTCGAACCGGTAGCCAAAATGCTAGAGCAGATGGAAGCAAAGATGACTTGCATGTGCGGGGATTATGTCAATCACCACTCGATGGGATCCGGCCACAGTCCGGTGTCGATG